GGATGATACACTGTATATTCTTTTCCATTTGATTTCAATTTCTTTATATATTATAACACAACTTCTCCGATTGTCCAACTTTTGTATCCAAATGCATCTATTGTATCATGAGCATTCTTCTCTGCTTCTTTTGGAATCACAATACAATATCCAATACCTAAGTTAAATACTCTTTTCATTTCCTCTGGTGATATCTCTCCTGCAAACATGATTTTCTTAAATATATCTGGCATTGGCCATGAATCATAATTTACATTTACTTTGAGTCCATCAGGAATACATCTTGGCAGATTTTCAACAATACCACCACCTGTAATATGTGCCATACCCAAGATTGGAACTTCATTTATTAGTTCTTTGACCACTGATGCATAGATATGTGTTGGTGTTGATAACTCAGGCATATCAAGGTATGCAATCTTATGTCTCCAAAGCATATCATTAATTAAACTATATCCATTACTATGAAGTCCACTACTCTCAATACCAATTATTAAATCACCTTTAGTAATATCTGAACCATCAATTATATCATCTTCTTCTACGACACCAGTGCAAAATCCTGCAAGATCATATTTCATTGAATCATACATACTTGGCATTTCTGCAGTCTCACCACCTAATAGTGTGCATCCTGATTTCGTGCAACCCATAGCAATTCCTGTAACAATATCAGATAAACTTTTAAAATTTAGTTTACCAGTTGCAATATAATCTAAAAAATATAATGGTTCTGCTCCACATGTGATCACATCATTAACACACATTGCTACCAAATCAATGCCCACCTCATAATGCTTACCCCAAATCTGAGCAATTAATAATTTAGTGCCGACACCATCTGCTCCTGATACTAAGATTGGTTTCTTATACCCCTCTGGTATTTTAATCATACCATTAAAACCACCAAATCCACCCACAACCTCTGGTCGATAGGTGGACTTGATAGTATCTTTGATCTTAGTTACAAAAGCATTTCCTGCTTTTATATCAACTCCAGAACTTTTGTAATCCATAAGTGACAATAAGTTCTTTTATTATATCATAGATAATCTTTTCTTGCATGATGTTCTGGTACTATTTTACCCAACTTAACGGTAAGAAGTCCATCCTTGAATTGAACCTCTCTGACTTCAACATCTTCTGAAAGTGCCCATTCTCTAGTGAAACTTCTTTGAGCCAAGCCTTGATGGATATACTCGGATCCTCCCTCTTTATCAGTTTCTTTTCGTCCTTCAACAAAAAGTTTTCCATACTCAGTATAAACATGAATTTCATTTTTCTTAAATCCAGCTAAGGCAATCTCTAAAAGAGACTCAACATTATTTAACTGAACAAGATTGTATGGTGGATAATTTGATACAGTTTCGTAAGAATTAAAAAAACGATCAAGGTAATCATCCATACCTATGCCGTTCTTTGAAATTATTTTTACCAACTCTGGTAAGTTTGCAGAGTGATACCTTTGTAAGTTCATAGTTCTCCTTAGTAAGCGAGTGTTAGATTTGGATCCTTTCGGCATCCAATACTATTTAACCATAAAACACAAAAAAAGAGAGGGTGGATAACCCTCCCTCTTTTTTATGGACTCATTGGTCTTCTCCTATCCTAAGAGTGTTCTACATTCTAGTGCACATGTTCTGTCACCTTCATTACATTCAACCATACATTCGAAATATTCATCTATTGGGTCGGGATTTTGTTTATTGTAAGGCACCCAAGAATTCAAATGATTGAATGATACTGTGTTGTGCATAGGCATAACTCCTTATTTCACATTATTATTTAGTTAAAAAATGGGAGTTTTATGAGGGTTTCTTAACAAAAAGAAATGCCTAGTCAGTTTTCTTTTTCTTACTTCCAATATTATATTTTGTTTCCAATATCCAATCTCCTTTATCTTTATAGGATAAAACTTTAATTTGATTTAGAGGTGCAATGTCTTGTATTTTATCAGCATTTAATATCTCAACAAGTCCCCAATCAACTAAGAGTTGAACTATTCGATTACGTCTCTGCACATCGTTCTGTGTGAGATTTGCATGCTTACCATCTAATGCAAACAACTCTTTAAAATGTACAATAAAATATCTTCCCTGCTTGTGCAGTATATGACATGATTGATATATCTTCTTTTCTTTTCTGGATGCTACACCAATTCTTGTAAGAGTTTCTCTGACTTTCAGAAAATCATCAGGTTCACCAAGTGAAATTTCTATCATTTGGTCAGACGACCAGTTCACTTCTGGTTCTTTAACCACACTCATTTCGATCCTCCAGTTTCAAATTTCGATTTTATAAAATTAAGTTGTTCTTTGGAAAGAATTTTTAGAATCTGTTTTGCTTTTTCGTTACTATATCCATAATAACGTTTCACATAATCTAAATCTTTGATCTCATCCTTACGAAGCCAAGGAGAAAATCTTTTCTTAACTCTGAGTGTATTTATAAAAAAGTCATATTGCATTTTCTTAGGTAAGAAATTATACCTATTCATCTCATTTGCAAACATAATGGCATCAAGATGACCAGAATAGCAACGATTAATTATATAAGGTGGATACTCTTTCTCAATCGATGGATCCTCATCAATTAAGTTTTTCTTTGTTTGATTTATTGAGTTTAACCAATTTTTTAATTCCATTATACAAGTAATTGTTCAAGTGGTGTTACAGGATGTATATCATAATTAGTAACTAATAATTCAGTTTTAATATTATCATCAGTTCCCTTATCTCCACGATGTGCCATCGAATATCTCAACTTCCATTCTTTTAGATTGTAATCTTTATACAACTCACATAAACGATCATTTAAATTATATGTAATCATAAATTTAGATTTACATTTATAAACTTCTTGTGCGAATCTATCATGATCAAATGATTTATGCATTTCACGATTCTTACCATATAAGAAATCTTTAATATCATATGGTGGATCTAAAAATATAAATGCGTCACCAGTTGCATATGAGTGTATAACATCTGCATAATCTAAATTTGTTATCTTCCAATACTTAATTATCTTTGAGAAGTCTTTTAACTTATTAGCACCAACCAATGAAAAATTAGAATTAGATGCTGTCTGTGAAAATGTGCTGTTCTCTGTCAGACCAGAAAAACTACACTTATTCATAATAAAGAAAGCTACTGCTTTATCAAAATCATTATAACTGTCAATTTCTTCCTTATATTGATTAAATAAATCTCTTGCTCTTTCTGTTACTTTATCTGGATCACCCGCATCAAGTGTATATTGTTTTTCTTCATATACTCTCTCAGATAATTGATCTCCATTATCTCTTAGTTGCACCCAAAAATTGTATAAAGGAACATAAAGATCATTTATCCAAATAGGTATTCGAGGATTTTTCTTTGCAATATCTATTGCAATAGATCCACCCCCGATGAATGGTTCCCGATATTCAGATATCTTATCAGGATACCATTTAGATAAAGTTTTAACTGCCTTTGATTTTCCACCAGGATATCTTAGTGGTGTTTTCAAGGAATTAATCGTCATGATGATGTTGCGGATAATCTTGTTCCTGTGCTCTTTGTGTCATAACTGGTCTTTTACCTTCATGACCATGAGCTATTCCTAACTCATGCATTCTAGCATGTTCTCTAATCTCATCTTTAAGATCTTTACCACCTGGACCAAAAGTAAGATATAATCCATACCCAACCAGTGAGACTAAAGATACAACAATCCAAAAAATGAATATACCAGTTGGTGGTAATCCACTATAACTTCCATGATTAATCAAAGTAGTAATGTAATTCATTAGTAAATAAGTCCTCCCATTCCAGATCTTAGTTCTTCGAGTTCCATTTTGATTGTAATAATTTCTGCAAGATCTTTAACTTCTTGTGACATCGTGCGATATCCATTTCCGACATAGATTTGCCCTGCCATAACTGCAATAGTTGCAGCACCCCAAAAGAGGTAATATTTATTTGATTTAATCTGATGTTTCAGTTTTGACATTGCTTTCATTTGTAATTTCCTCTAAAGTGAATAGACTATAAAATTCAAGTCCTGCTAACTTGAATGCTGTATCTGCTTCTTCATTTTCTTGACGATCTATGATAGAAACAACACGTTTAACTTCATAACCTGCGTCACGAAGTCTTTTCACTGCTTTGATAGATGAACCACCTGTAGTAACAACATCTTCCAATACAGTTATTCTAGATCCTTCTGGTGGTAATGGACCTTCGATGTAATCATCAGTGCCATGACCTTTTGATTCTTTACGAACGATCAATCCATTTAGTTTACCTTGATTTAATGCAGAGACCATAGCAACACCTGATACTAATGGATCAGCACCAAGAGTAAGACCTGCAACTGCCACAGTATCTTCATCAATACATTCAGCAAGCATAGCACTTACTATTGCTAATCCTCTACCATCTAAAGTGACATTTTTACAATTCACGTAATGATTTGTTTTTCTTCCAGAGGATAGAGTAAACTCACCTTCTTTATAAGAACGTTCTTTTAATAATTTTAATAATTCATCTCGATAGATTTTCATTTTAAAGTCTCCATAATAGCATAATAAACAATAAATCCCGATCCTATACCTGATAGTAGCAGAAAGATACCCAAAAGTCCAAATACATTCATTTGAACTCGCACTCCACCATAATCTCAGTTAGTGCTGCTAGTAAATTTATTTCCTGATCAGCAACAAATGCCATTTGATATTGATACTTTGCAATCACTAATATTGCTGCAGGAATACTGGTCGGCACCATTGTATCATATAAAGTATCATAGATACGTCGAAGTAAAACAGTTGGATCATTATCTAAATTAGTAACAACCCATTTGCGAACTTCAGAGAAGTTTTTCTGTTTAAGATTTTTGACAAGATCATCCACAGCAACATCAGAAAATGCTGCTAATATACCACTATCTATTTTACCACTTACAGAATATCTCTGACACTCATTTAACACTCTCCTCCAATCAGGAAAATGTTTATTAATTAATTGTATTATAACTTTCTTATCTGATTCGACTCTCTCGACTTCGAGTATGTGATTTATCCTAGAAAAAAATTGTGCCGCTATTGCTGGCTTGTCTTTTTTATTAACAGAAAAGTCAACCACAGAGCAACGAGAATGTAGTGGCTCAATAATTTTGTTCTTATAGTTGCAGGTGAAAATAAATCTACAGTTTCTGGAGAACTCCTCAATAGACGCTCTAAGGAGGAGTTGTACGTCGGAAG